GATTGAAGTAGAAAGCAATCATAGTAGTTTAGTATATAGACGTGCATTAAAGTATGGAATGTCTAAAGAGTTTCTTAAAGACTACGGTGATTTTCTTGGTACAAAGAAATGGGAATGGATTGATGATCTAACTATTACAATGTCTAATGGACAAAGATGTTTTTTCACACACGGTAGATCTGCTGATATATTAAAAGTATCACAGACTATGGGTATGTCTGCTGTACAAGGCCACTATCATACAAAGTTTATTATAAGCTATTGGGCTAATCCAGATAATATATTCTTTGGTATGAATGTAGGATGTATGATAGATCAAAAGTCACTTGCTTTTCAATACGCCAAAAATTTTAAGACTAGATTTATAATTGGATGTGGAGTTATTCTTGATGGTATTCCAAGATTACTTCCAATGGTTTTAAATAATGATGGTAAATGGATTAAGAAATTAGTGTAATCTTTTTTCTAGGCATTAGACAGTAAAGTTATAATTTGTTGATGCTGAATATCTTAATTTTGGTAAAAGGTTATTAATTGCTCCCGCAATTTGAGAATAACCATGACCAACATACCAATAAATATTTGATGTAGATGAAGGAATTTGTTGAGTATAAGTGTACCATTTTGTATCTCCACTATACACAGCAATTTTTCTAGCATTAGTTCCAGTATCTTTTTTAATAACAAAAGAAATAGTATTTGCTGAATAACTTAAATTTAGTTGGCTTTCTCTATTTGAACTACCTTGACCAACAGCATTGTGATTAGAGCCACCTTTAAAAAATCCAGTTGTAAAAGTACCAGAAGGTTGATAACCACCATTAACTAAATAAACTCCATCTCCATCTGCTAAATCAGTTGTTGCCATTAAAGTATTAGTTCCTGCCATAGCAGTTGGATTTGTCCAAATAGCACCAAATTGAAGTAAGTTAATTCCTGTATTATATGCTGATAAATTATAAAGTTGAATAATTACATCTTCATTAACACTACTTCTTACAGAATATTTTGAAAATATTGGATATTCATAAGAACCATAATCTTGAGCTATTCTTCCATCTCCATTTTTAACACTAAATCCATATCCATAATAATTAGTTGTATTAAAAGTACCAGAAGAATGCGTTTCATCAACTGGATAAGTCCAAGAAGAAATATCGCTTGGTAAAGCTATTAAGTTATTTACTACAAAATTAAATGCTCTATCAGAAGTGTTTGTTCCATCACTTGCTCTGCCAGTAAATGAAATAGTTGTAGCTGAAGAAACTGAAGGTGCTGTTCCAGTAATTGCACCTGTTGAAGAATTTAATGTAAATCCATTTGAAGATAAATTTGTACCACCAGTTTCAGAATAAATTATTGCTTGTCCATCTGGGTCTGTTGCTGATATTGAAAAACTTGCACTAGCACCTTCATCAACTGAACCTATAGAACCACTTGCAGTATTCCAAGTTGGCGAACCACCTGCATCTAACGCATCTGCTAATGTTGTTGATAAACCAGAACTATTTGTGACTTTTATATCATAAGGTTCATTAGCAACTGTAAAAGCTGAAGCAGGTGTTGTAGCTGTTATTTGTAAATCAGAATTTACAGTCACACTTGGACTTGTATATTCTGTTCCATCATTACCAATAAATTTTACTGTAGCACCAGATTGAAAATTTGAACCAGTTATAGTTATTGATGTATTTCCTGCTGTAGCTGTTGTTGGTGAAATACTAGAAATTGTTGGTGGACTATCAATCGTTTTAAAAGCAGTACCAGTATAATATTCAGCTAATCCAGTATCAGTATTAAATCTTAATTGACCTTGCGTAGTACCTCTTTGAGCATTAGTACCTGTAGCAACTCTAGTACCTTCAGTACCAGTATCAACTATGTTTTCAAATTTAAAGTCAGCAATATCTCTTGCTTTAGTCATAGGAGTTTTACTCCTCGCTTGGTGGTGTATAACCAGTTAATGCAGTTGCTTCAGCTTGTGAAAGTCCTAAGTCTAATAGCTTTTGATTGCCAGATGCTTGAGCAGTTTCTTTAGCTTGTTTAGCTGTTTCTTCTTCTGCTCTTTTATCAGCAATAGCTTGAAGTCTAGCTTGTTCATTAACTTTATCAGTTTCAACTTGAGCAATTTCTTCTGCTGTCATATCAACTAAAATTCCATTTGGATTTTCTGGATTGACTATTATTTTTTGCATAATTTATTCTCCTTATTTAATTCCATACAATTCCCAATTACCATCTGAAAAATTACCAGATGCAGGAAATGCTGTTATACCTGTAGATGCATTACCATAATTAGCATTATCTAAATAACCTGCGTGTTGATGAATATGAAGTTCACTAGAGTTATAATCCCAACCATTTACATGAACAGTTTTTGCTCTATTAGATGTATCCCAAGGTCTAATAAATGTTGCCTCTGCGTGATGATGTTCTGCAGTATTATCTCCATTCCAAAATGAAAGAGGAATATAATCTACATTCCAACCACCACTTGAACTATGAGTATCACTACTACTTGTTCTAGTCGCAAAATTCATAGCCCAAACATAATTACCACCTGTGTAAGCAGAGCCACCAAAATTAAATCTCATTTTCCACCAAGTAGTAGTATCAGATATAATTAATTTATAATTTGGATATGTACTTGAAAAATATCCATCAATAGAAAGTGAACTACCACTTGTGACAGAACCACTAGCTAGTTTAACAAAATCACTTGATACTGTTCCCCAACTAGGATTTGCACCTGTACCATTAGTTTGTAAAACTTGACCACTTGTTCCTGCACCAAGTCTAGCAAGACCAGACGCATCTCTATAAACAATATCGCCTTGTGTAGTTAATGTTGTTGTTAAATCTGTTCCATCAGTACCATTAGTACCTGCTTGTGCCATCAATTCCCAGTAGGTAGCATTTGGTGGAGTGTTACCAGTTGTTGCCGCTATACAAACATAGCTATTACCACCAGATGAAACTACATCATCTACTGCGTAGGCAGTTGCATTATCGTATGCACCTTGCCAATTAAATTTTATTGATCCTAAATTTACTGTTGCCATATATGTACTCCTTTTACCCTATTTTTGTTCTAGTTTCAATCTATATTGTTGCAATTAAATTACCGCCACTATCAATACTCCAAGTAAATCCAGAGGCCGCAAATACCACGTCATCAAATGTAGCGTATGTTGCCGCATCTATATTATCAGCACCGCCACCTGTTGTTGTTACTATTAAATTACCACTACCATCTTTGCTAAAACCATATACTTCAGCGCTACTAGCGTTTCCTGCTTGGAATGTACTAGATCCTGCATTCCATACTAATACTTGGCCATCTGATATACCAGCAGTTGATACGTCATTTGCGTCATTAATAGAAAAATTAGCTAATTGGAAAGTACCAAATGCCACAATATCAACAACATCTGTACCACTTGTACCAATAGCACTAGCAAAAACAACACTTGTACCAGACGTTACTGTTACGTCTGTTCCATTTACCATACGTACCCCGTTTAGATAAACGTCTATATACCCTGCATCATATGCCAAAGTATTGCCATCATCATCCGCACCTGTAATTGTAGTAGTTGATGAAGATACTGTGTATGTAAACCTATTTGAAGTACCGTTTACGCTAGAACCTGTAGATACCCACCCACCAGATGAGTAAACTTTCATAGTATTTGAAACAGTATCAAAATATAAATCACCCACTTGAAGTGCAGAAGTATCTACTCTTGTTGTAGGTGGTGTTGCAGATGGGCCAACATATACGTCAGCAAAGTTAGTAATATCTGTAACATTGTTTGCCGCAGTTGTAATATCAACAGCTATAGGGCCAAGTGCTGAAATTTCAGAATTTAAACCTGCTACTGTTCCGATTGTGTTAGCACCATTTAGATTGTTTGCTACTGTTGTAATACTTGCATTTGCACCTGCTACTGTAGCAATATTATTTGTTGGTGATATTTGACCTGCAACACTAGCAATATTTGCGTTTGCGGATGCAACTGTTGCAATGTTGTTAGTTGGTGAAATTTGTCCTGCAACTGTTGTAATATTAGTTGAGTTGTTTCCTGCATTTGAAACAGCATTTGTTGCAACTGTTCCATCTTCAATATCTGCAAGTGTTTGAATGTCAGCGCTGTCAGATGCAACTGTTTGAATATCTGCACTATCACCAGCAACTGTTTGAATTTCACTTGAAATTCCAGAAACAATATTAATGTTTGTTTGGTTAGAAACAGTTGGAGTAAGTTGATACCAAGTTGTTGTACCAAGATCATAAACTTTCATTATATTGTTAGTCGTATCAAAATACAATGCACCATCATCTAATGGATCACCGTCATTATCTACGCTTGGGTCAGATGCTTTTGCACCTAAATATGCATCATCAAAATTGTCAGCATATGCTTCTGCCGCACTAGCACTATTAGCCGCCGCCGTAGCACTATTAGAAGCATTAGTTGCACTTGTTGCCGCATTTGTTGCTTGTGTAGTTGCTGTTGATGCTGATGTAGCCGCATTACTTTCTGATGTAGCCGCATTTGATGCGGATGTTGCCGCCGCCGTTGCGCTGTTAGCCGCATTAGTTGCGCTTGTTGCCGCCGCACTAGCTGATGATGTTGCTGATGCCGCATCAACTAATAAATCCCATTTAGCACTATCTGTATTTGTTGTTAATGGTAACGAACCAGATGATGTGTGTGCTGTATTAGAAATGTAAATATTATTGTTACTTGTATCTTTTACAATATCTCTAGCGCTGTATGATGTACTAGCCGCCCAATTACCTTTGTATGTTCCTAATTCTTGTGTAACTGCAATTTCACCGTTAGCATCAAATGCTAAAATTTTATTAGCACGTGTAGCCGCATCTACTGTAAACTCTGTAGATGTCATTGTATTTGTTCTTGATAATTTTATAGATCTATCTACTTCTTCTTGTAATTCTTGTGCTACAGCTATTGATTTATCAAATGCACCTTCAACTGTTTCAGCAGTAAAAGGATCATTTTCAACTAGATCCACAGTTTGTGTTTGTGTTGTTTCTCGTCTGATAACAATAGTTTCAGTTGCGCTTGGTGCTGTTACCATAGTAACATTACCACCACTAGCAGATCCTACTCCGCTAACACTATAATCTGTAGTTAAAGTTTTTACAGTTTCTGTTCCGTTAGCGGCTCTGATAATAACTTGTATATCTGCTTCAGCACTAATCTTAAACGTGTATGGAAATACCGTTTGTGTACCGTTACCAGAATAACTTACTTTAATAATAGTTGTAGATATTGTCATATTAATTACCTATAATATCACCTTCTTCAGTAATTTTAAAGTTAAATTCTAAATCTGGTGCAGATCCCATTATCTTTTTCATAGCTTTTAAAGCCATGGCTCTATCTTTCGTATCACCAGTTAGGAATATTTGCAACAATTCTGATATTTCTGCCGCATTAGATATGTTTTCAATAAAGTAAGTATTATTAGCTAATTGAGGCGTTAATACTAATGCTTGTTTTTCATTAGCTGTTAATTCATCTATTTTGCCTGTAGCTATTTTATCTATAGCTGTTCTCAAATCATATTGTTTTAAATTTAATAATCTGTTTTCAACATTCTTAATATTGTAATATTCATCAACTACAGGGTTTTCACCTACTTTTAAAAATCTTTCTATTAATGGATCTATTAAAGGAAAACCTGTTATATTAGTATATTCTTTAGCAATATCTTTTTTAAACTTACTTTTAAATTTGTGTACAAAACTTGGCCCATTTGTATTCCAAACGTGTTTTAAAGTTTCTTGTAATTTAACAGCATCTCTTTCTAACCAATCCATTTTTTGAATTAATGGATCAAAAATAGGATTACCAAATCTATCTCTAACTTCTTGACCTAAAACCATTTGACTTACTTCCGACATTAAAACTAAAAACGGTGATATTTGTGGTAAACCAGATTTTGTTGTTTCCCAAAATTTAGCTTGTTTTTCTGAAGAAGATAAATCTTTATTAATACCAAATATCATATCAAATGATGTACCAAATATACTTGTAATTAATTGTGACGTAAAATCCATTGGAAATCTAATGTAAACTGGTCTGTTATCTTCTGTCTTACCAATAAGAACTACATTAAAATTATCTCTATCGTGATCTGGTATAGCATTATACAATACTGCTAATGAACTACCTAAAAATCCATATTGTATCATCTTTTCAAAAACTTTAGGCGCTACTGAATATAAGAAAAATCTACTAGCTACTCCAGATTTATCTCTTTTAAATGCTTCTATATCACCTCTATAACCTTCTTTATTTGCATTATAGAATAACATTAATTGATTTAATACTGGGTTCATTTTACCTTGACGTAAAAAGTTTGGTGAACCTATTTGAGATTGAATAATTTGCATCAATTCTTTTTCACTTATTTTTAATTCACCTTTTTTAACTTGATCTTTTATTACTTTATAACCTGCTATTTTATGTGATCGTTCTAATATTCTAGCAACATTACCACTATGTCTTAAATATTCACCCATAGTACCATCCCATAATTCACCAAATTTTCCTTTTTGTTCGTACTTTTCAAACACAAGTTTTTTTAAAGCAAAACTGTCTTCATCTAAAGTTAATCTAGATCTACCCATACCTGCTTCAGATCTGTAACCTTCTTCAGCCGCAATTAAAAATCCATTCTTTTCCATATGTCTAGTAATTGCAGTACCATCACCGTAAATAGATTTCCAAGCATCTGGTAAAGATGCAAAAACTTCTTTTACATATTTAATTCTATTACCTAAACTTTTACTTACTTTACCGTTTGGTAATAATAAAAATGATCTACGCATATCTCTAAATCCCCAATTCCATATCCAGAATAAAGGATTGTGTTCTGTTAAAACTGCTCTAGAAACAGAATTGATTGCCGCTAACCATCTTACTGTCCATCTTAATTGTAATGGATTTGTTCCCATAGCTTCTGCTGTTCCTCTATGAATATCAAAAGTTTCCATTTTACCATTACGCATAAATTGAATTCTTTTTAATCCAGTAGGTACATTTGGATCTAATACACCTTTACCAATATATTTTGGTTTAGATATAACTTTTTGACCACCACTTGCTTCTTCTAATGCTGTTTTATGTGTCTTTAAAAATTCTACAATATGATAATAAGTATTATGTTTTTTTACTTCAGCCATAATTTGCATATCTGCGGCTACAGTAAAATCAAAAGGATTTGCAAATTCACTAAATGTTCCTTTTGTTTTTTTTAAAGATCCTTTACCTAATACATATTTTCCCATCTTTTCTATTTTTTCAATTAAAACTTCTATTGGTTGATATTTAATGTAAGCAGTATTATCTTTCATTTGTTGAACTATATCTGGACTAATTACACCTTCATTAGCTACAGCTTGTACTACTTCTGTTTGTCTTAATTCAGCAAATTCATTTGCAATTCTAACTAATTCTGGGTGATCCATTGCCCATCTTTCATACATACCAACAATGTCACCTTCTTCTTTTTTAAATTGTTGTTCTAATTCTTTAGGCATTTTGTAAAACTTCCAAGTAATTTTACCTTCCCTTTGTTGACTTTCTGCCAAGTTTTTTAACAACAATGTATAACCAAATTGATTTTTGTTATAACCAAGATTATGTATTTGTTTAATAATACGTTCTTCAATCATTCTTTTATATAAAGAACCTTCAGCCCATCTATATCTGTAATTTTCAATATAATATCTAACGTCTTTTGCTAATGGACTATTACCTCTTTGACTGTCTAATTTTAAATGTTGTAACATCCACCAGAAATTATCAAGAACTTCTGTACCTATATCATCTAATGCTTCTCTTTTAGTTTTTTCTGCATCTTTAACAGCTTCTCTTATTTGTTTATCACCTCTCATAAACATATCCATAGTCGCTTGGTATTTAACAGCGTCTTGTTTTTTAACAGGTGCGTTTAATAAGTTTTGAATAGTAATATAATTATCCATTACTTCTGGTCTATTTTTCATGTGATACATTAATAGATCAAAAGATTTAGGTGCATTAAATTTTGTCCATTGTGGTCTTAATAATAATGCCATCATAAATTCAGCCATTAATTCAGATGGACTATCTCTGTATTCTGCATATTTTTTAGGTGCAGTTGCTCTATTCCACGGATGCCATTTCATAGACAATGCTTTTAATTCTGCTCTAATTTCTTGTACGCTTACTAAATTTCTTTTCTTTAATTCTGCTTCAAATAAGTTTTTAAAGATTGTATTAGCTTCATCAGAAAGTCTAGGATCAACTTTTTTACCATTAACTTTGTCTGCAATAGCTTTAATATGATGCGATAACATTCCCTTCATTGCATCTTTAACTACTTCTTTTTTAACTGAAGAACCTAATTTAGCAAATGCATCATAAAATTCTGGATCTATTTTATTTCTAACATTTGGATCTGTAAATATTTGTAATATTTTATCTGGTGTTATTTTAAGATCTGTTTCTATTTCTTTATTAGTTTCTTTTTCTTTTGATTTAGCTAATTCATTTGCTTGTTTTTTTATTGCCGCTATTTCTTTTCTATCTAATGGTTTATTACCTTCGTTTTTACCGTCTATCCATTTGTTTAAGAAACTTTTAAAATTAGCAATGTGTCCAAGAATATTACCTTTTTTCATTGATCTATCTGGAACAAAATCAATTAAGTGTCCTAATTCATGTGTAAGTGTTTTTAAAAAATCAGCAGGGTTGTCTTGTAAATTTCTTTGTACTTCTATTTCTGCTTGTCTTCTTAAAGGTATATTAGGATCTTGTTTTTTTAAATGTCTAAACACACCTAAATAACCAGTACGTCTGCTAGTTTCTTTAGGTAATTTACCTAATAAACTTTCTACTAAAGTAACAATATTAAAATAATCAAGACCTGTAGAACTTTCAAATAATTGTTTCCAGTTGTCTTTAGTACCCATTGATCTATTACTAGGATGCCAAGGTTCATCTGGAATACCTGCATTATCACTATCTCTTGTTCTTTTACTATAATGAAAATTACCTGTTCCTCTATAATCAGAATATTCATTCCAATAACTTTCTGCTTGTGAATATGATCTTTCACCTTTTTTAAGCGGTGTAACTTTTAACATAGCAACAATCTCATTTGTTACTGGATCTAAAAATACTAATGGTTTATCTTTAGATATACCTGCTACTTTAGCTTGTTTAATTGTTCCATTGTCATTAAACTTCATTAATTGTTCATATGCTTTTCTAGGTATTGAAATAAAATCATTTCCTATTTTAGCTACTAAACTATCTACATTAAAATCTAATCCTTTTTTACCTGCAAACACCATTGATATTCTTTTGTATTTATTTGTAACACCATCAAATGTTTTGTTAATTAAATCCATTGCTGTTTTATATTTACCAACAACTTCATAATTAGATTTTTCTTTTGTTATTTCTGGATAAAATTTTTTAACAGTAAGTATAATACCATTAGTTTCTACTGCACCGTCTTCAGATATAAATTTTTCTTTTACATTATTTGATGTTTCTTGTACTGCTTCTTTAGCTGTAGATTTATATGTAGTACCATCTTTGTTTTTAATAAAACGTGATGATCCATTTTGTAATTCTATTATATCTGGACTAAATTCATTTGCTTCTTGTTTAGATTTAAAACTAACTTCACCGTCTTTACTACCTGCGCTAATTTCATTAGCGTCTGCTTCTTTTTTAGTTATTTCTAAAGATCCGTCTTTTTCATTTATTTTAACTTGTATTTTATCAACTGGGTCTGTTTTACGTGCTTGGCTTTCTAATATTGTAATATTGTTACCTTCAATATCTTTAACAATTAAAAGTGTTTCATTACCAGAAACTTCTCTAGAAACAACAATACCTTGTCTTGTACCATCTACATTAATGTTTATTTTTTCACCTATTTTAAATTTAGGTTCTGGTAATATTTTTTGATTAGTTGTTTTTTCTAAACCGTTAATTACGTCTTTTTGTAATTCTGTATATACATCTGGTATCTCACCTTTTTTTAATTGATCTTTTACTTCTTTATTTACTTCTGCTAATTTTTGTACGTCTTTTGGATGTACTGCGTGTTTTTTATATAAATTAACAAGATTATTTACTTGTTTAATTGTTGCGTGAAAACCAAATATTAATACTGCTGTATGTGCAAAATCTTCCATAGTAGGTGTATGACCATTCACTCTTGCACCTAATTCTGTCATTGCATAAACTTCTACACCAAGCCTATTAGCTGTTGACCATTTTTTACTGTATTTTAATTGTGCTTTTGTTTGTGGGCCTATAAAATTATGTAAATATTTTTTTGTTCCAACTTCAGCAACTTTACCAACTGCGCCAGTTACCATACCAACAGCACCCATCTTACCTGCTATTTCAGCATTTTTTAAACTTAAAAAGTGATCCATAAATTCACTAAAATTATTCCACTTGCCTTCTAACAAACCTTCTGTAAACGGATGTCTTAATGCTTCTGGTAAAGCAAATGCACCACCCATACAAACAACTGGTGCGGCAGGTGCGGCTATACCTCCTGTACCTACTGTAACAGCACCAGCAGTAGCAAAACATCCTGCTATCATATATGGACTATCATTGACTAATTGTACTGCTGAAGAAATAACTGCATCACCAAAAGATCCGTCATTATACATAAACATTTCTTTCATTTTATCTTCTTTGTCTTCAATAGTTGCTAATGGATTAGCTTCTGTCCATTCTACATATCTATCAAATAAACCTGTAACTGAATTATAATAACCTTGTCTAAATGCGTTTTCAGCACCTTGACCACCCATGTAATAACTTACAAAGTTATCAAACTTTCCACCTTGCCCTTCTTTAGTCATCCAATCACTTGGCCATGTAGCAATTTGAGGGTTCATGTAACCTACATCTTGTGTACCCCAATATTTAAAATGGTCATCTATTCTTTTGTCTAATTTTTCATTATCACGTAATACATATTTACCTTGTGTTTCATCTTTGTACCAATCAGCATGATGATAACTTTTGTATAATTCTTTCATAGCATCTACATCACCATCCATAATTCTTTTAATTAAATCATCTGTACCTGCTCTATTTAATGTTTTGTTTGGCCCAATCATTATAAAATTAGCTAGAGTAACTGCTCTTTGTTGATCTGGAGTTAATGCTGTAAAATCTTTATGTTCATATGCTTCTTCTAACCATTTAGGTATTTGATAATCTTTATCTAATTTATACATTAGATTTTTAAATCTATTTAATCCTGTAACAGCAGACGATCCTCTGAATTGAAACAATCCTTTAGCTTCACCATCACGACTATAAATATTTCTATTATCACTTTCTAATGTTGAAACATAACTAATAAATGTATTGAAATTATTTAATTGTTGTTCGTTTGCACCATAATAATCTTGTGCAAAATTTAATACTTTTCTACTTTCTTGACCTGTAGTTAATGGTGTATTTAATACATATAATTTGTATTTTTGTTTTTTAACACCTTCAATTAATTCTTTTTCTTTTTGTTTTAATCTAGCGGGTCTAATTTCATCTTCATATTCTTTACTAAAAACAAATTTATTTTCTTTTGAATTGTAACCAATATTACCATTTAAAATATCTTTAGCTTCTGCGCCTTGTAATAATTCTACTTGTTTATCATTTAATGCTGTACTTAATAAATCAACATCTTTGTCTTCTGAAAATTTAATATCATTTAAAGTTATATCTGGATAATGATCGTTTAACCACGTTTCTTCAAAACCTACTCTACCTTTATCATCACCTTTAAAATTATCTAAAGATGTTTTTAGCATTGTTTTTATTTTAGTTTTATCTTCATTAGGTAATTTAAGTTTTTCTATTTTTTCATAATCTTTATCTAAACTTGAATTAATTGTGTCTATTGATTTATCTTTACCTACGGTATTTTTATTATTTAATGAAGTAACACCATCTGTATGTACTGTGTTTTCATTAATACTAACATTACTTTCATTGTTCATTATTTCAGTATTAATTGAAGCAAGATCAGTAGGTTTTATTCCATAGGCATTATTAATTTCCATGTCACTAAAACCTGCATTTTTAAGTAATGGTCTTTGATTATTTACCCAATGAACAATAGCGTCATCAGAAAAACCTGCTTGTTTTAATTGCAACGTAGTTAATAAAGTAGTCATTATTTTTTAATATTTGGCACTATCATTTCTGTGTTCAAATCAAAATCTTGTTCAAATTGAAAACCAGTTAATGTAGAAGGCAAATTAAATTTTTTAGCTTTAAGTTCTGTCATTGTTCTATTTAAGTAAGCTGGAACACTCTCACCTTTATTTCTTTTTGGTACTGTGTATCCTAATACCTCTGGTGATTTACCTTTAAACCAAACTTCTGGTGCTAAATGATATGGTTTATTTTTATCAAAACCTTCTGGTAATGGTACTAATGCAGGTACTTTTTTATCTTTAGCAGATTTAGCATAAGTTAAAATATCATCCATAATGTAATTTTCATGTCCTTTTTTAACCAACATATTGACATAATTAAAACCTCTTTTTTCACCTTCTGCTAATACTTGATTAAAATAGTTAAGAGCATCATAACTTTCTTGACTTAAACCAGATCCAGTTATTTGGTTCATTATATCAGCTAATGACATATCTTTTGCATCTTGTAATAAAACTGCACCAAGTTTTTTTTCACCTAATTCATCTAATAATACTTTAACTGCATTTTTATATAATGGATTTTTGTAAGCATTTTTAGCTTTTATATTTTCATCAATTTTACCTTCTAATGTACGGTATGTTTCATGTGACATTAATCCATTTGAATATAATTCATTAATAAAATCTTTTTCTTTTTCTGTATCAATTAAACCTTTAGCAATCATAATATTTGCTAATATTTGTGCATTTTGTGCTTGGCCTGTATCCCAACTTTTTACACCGCTTGATAATTGTGTTTTAAATGCATTTAAGTATGCTTTTTTTTCTGTATCTTTTAATGTAGATCCTTCAAGTTTAGTTAAAAAATTACCAGAAATATTACCGTCTTTATCTTGACCATTAGCTATTTTAATTAAATCATTTGAAAGTTCTTGTTTTGTTTGTTTATTGTTTTGATCTATTTGTTTATCAAATGTAGCTGTTTGATTGTCAAATTTTGTTTTAGCTTGTGTAATTAAATCTGCTCTTAATTTATCATTTGGTTTTACTGGTGTTCCATCAACATCTTTAATTTCAAAATTTTTATCTTTTAATTTAGTTAATGTTTTGTTCCAATCTATTTCTTTAGTTTTATTTGGACTTAAAATATAATCTGTACCAATAGCTTGTATCATCATATATTTATTGTTAGTAGCTAATTTAACATTATTTACTTCTTCGTTATATTTTTCAGCTTCAAAAATATCTAATGTTTTTTTAGTTTTTAAAGTTGTTTCTACAAACAATTCATATTGCAATGCTATTTCTTTTGGATTTGTTAATTTTTCTAAATTAGTTAAATAATCTGTTTTTGTTTGATCGTAAGCAATAAAATTGTTTTTAATTTTTTGATCTCTAATTGCTTTTTTTACATTTTGTCTTCCTTCAAAATATGATTGATAATAAAAAGGTTGATATTCTTTCCATGTTTGTTCATCTAATCCACTTTTAAATTCTTTTTCCCATGTTTTTGAATTTTTTTCATAATCTAATAACCAATTATCTGGTGTTAAATAATCATCTCTTTCTAACAAACTATCAGAAAATTCTGTTTGTTTTCCAAACATAGTTGATTTTGATAAATCAACATTTGTATTAATTTCTAATCTTCTTAATTTTGCTGTCATGGCATTTTGTTTATTGCCTAATTCAGCTACTTGATTAAATACTTGTTTACCAATACTAGCTATTGTACTACTAGCACTTGTTCCTGTAGTTAAAGATCTACCAGATCCTATGTCTGATTTTTGTTCGTTATATCGTGGTATCTTCATATGTTATCCTGTATTTAGCGGGATTAAATTTAGCTTCTTTAACAATACCTTTTTCATCTTTTTTAATAAACCATCCTTGATGATCTGATGTTGGTATTATTTTACTTTTACCTTCAAATATCATTTGATCGTTATCCCATACTTTTATTAAATACATTATCCAATTCCTAATTTTTTAGCTATAGCTTGATCTTGTTTATAAGATTTATAACTTACAGCACTACTAAATAATGATGCACCTGCTTTATAAGTTTCACTAGCAATTAAACCTGTAGCTTCTGCATCTAATGCCGCATTTTTAATAAACACACCTTTTTCTAAAAACGCCAAATCATTTTCCATTTCTTCAATATCTGCATTAGCAATAATTAAAGGTGATCCTGTAAATTGAACACCACTTGCCGCAGTTCTTGCTCTTTGTGCTGATAATAATTTTTTTTGTTTTTTAAGCATCTTTTGCTTGTCATATAAAAACGACAATTCATTTTCATAATTTTTCCAAGCCGCATTTGCTTTTATATTTTTAATATTTTGTCTATGACCCATTAAAGTCAATGCGGTACTAGCCGCCATCATTGCAGGTACAAACCAAGCCATTTATCCTCCTTAATCCGTTGTTGCCAATGTTCCTGTTATACCTAAAACCGTCATTGGCAACGGTTGTTCTTGTAAAATTTCTATTTGTCCATCTCTATCCCATCCTAAATTAAGAACACGTTTATCGCCAGTAAATTCTTCAATATTTTGGCCCATTGGAGTAGATGATGTTCTAAATGGTAATTGATCCCCATTTATTTTAATTCCTACTGTTTTGTATAATCTTACCATAACTTCATTATATCTCTTTTTTCTACCTTGTGCAGTACCTGCTTGTGATCCCGCTTCAACTCTCATAGTTTTAATTCTAGATGTATAACCTAGACCTATTTCTATACTTTTAAAACTAGCTTGTGATGGTAATGTTACTGAAATTTTACCATCTGTAACTGTTTGATCTGGATATACAGCATCACCTACTAATACTTGTACTGTTTCACCTTCTAAATGATCTAATGATGTAATAATTGTAGTTCCATCATTTACAAGCGCAGATAACGTACTATCCATATTTAAAGTTGGATCTAAATATTCTACATATTGTACTATATTTCCATTAATTCTTCTACGTACAATTATCCATACTTGGTTTTCTGATGGTTCTGAAATAGATGCGACACTTTTAACTTGTGAGTTTGCTTTTAATGAATGATTAGATCCTACTCCATCACCTATTTGTAATATTGTTCTATCTATAGCTTGATCGTATGTTAATGCTAATTCTAAATTATTTGCATCTATTTTATAAACATAATAAGTTTCACCATCTACTAAACCACTTAATGATGTACCACCGCCATTATTATAAACAACACTATCACCTGTATTTAAACCATGTGCTGTAATTGTAATATATCCATTGTAATTAGGATCTGCTGAATAATCAGTTACATCACTTGCACCGTTAAATGTAAGTTTGTACGATCCACCAAGAATATGTCTGTGCCATGCAACAATATCTTCTTCTCTTTGATACGTTAAACCTAACAATGTTCCATCATCTCTAACAGCCCAATAAATACTTTCTGGTTCTTGTGCATAATCAACATCTGTAATTCCTGTTCCTGTAATATGTTCAGCAAGTAATGTCATATCTGGTGCTTGATATGCGTCATCTTCAAATCTATATGCAAATTCTCTAATTTTTTTTCTTTGTCTTTGCACAAACAAAACAGCATTACCAATTTGTATTGGTTGTGAATTATAACCACCATATGTAGTTTGTTGTGTAATTTGTACGTTATCGGGTTGTAAAGGCTCACCAGTTGGTCTTCCAACTTTAAATTCACCACCTGCTGTACCAACAATTAAATCTCTTGCAGGTGATAACCATCTAATTACGTTTACTTTGTTTGCCGCAATAGTATAAATAAATGCATCTGCTGGATCACCTGCACCTCTATGAAAATGCTCATAAAATCCACTTTCACTTGCCCATATAGTTTGAGGATATGCTGTACTTCCACCAAATACTAATCTTTGTTCAAAAAATGATACTGTTCTCGGATAACCTGTATGTTCAGACCAAGCACCTAACGCCCAATCTGTTGATGCTGAAGCAGATCCAATATCTTGTTTAATTTCCCAAGTAACTTGTGTTGGTGATATGTATGCTGTAATTATACCCCATCCATCATTTAATCTAACAGATCTACCAATATCTTCTGTATGAAAACCTGTTTCATTTGGTGAACATTCAAAAGTTGAAGCGGATGCTGTTAATGTTCTACCTGTACCTACACCACTTGCAGATGATGTAAATGTTACACTACTTTCATTATCATCTAAATATGGCCCATTAATAAATTCTACATCATTTAATGTCCAAGATGTGTGTCCTGTTCTAGATAATTTTCTAGGTTCTAATGTTTCTTGTACAATGTACATAACGTCTGCTGATTGTGTAAATTGTAAATCATACAACATACTTTCAGTAAAAGGTGATGCTATTTCATAAACGTCAGCCGAAGTACCACCAGATGTGTATGCAATATAACCTGTGCTATCTACACCAGATAATTCAAAAGTATTTGCTGTAACATTAGCTATTCTAAATCTTCTACCATTTAATTCTGTCATACCACCAACATTATTAATCCAAACATCATCACCGTTTGAATATCCATGTGATGCAACTGTAACTACAGCAGGATTAGCTTGTGTTATGTTTGTAATATTTTTAGAAGCATTAGTTATTTGACCACCATCTTTAAAAAAACGAATGTATTGATTGCCAAATTCTAAAATATAAGATTGTTCTATATTAAATTCAAAAGGTATTAATCTAGTTGTTTTACTGTTATCTTTTACTTCAGCAACAAATCTAGTACCATATCTTCTTTTAGCACCTCCTTGCGGAAATACTGTCATGTTTTCTAATATTTCAACACCATTATTATATTTTTTAAAATCAACTTGACCTGCAAGTTTTGGTGTTAATTCACCAGCAGTAAAATTTGTTTGAAAAGGATGTACACGTGCCATTATTTTCTAAAGTCCGTAAATGTATCAGAAACAAGATCATCAATAAATCCTTCTTGTCCATCAATACTACGTGCTTCAGAAAGTTTAAGTTGATATAATTTCTGCATATTTGTTTGTACTTGTTGGCTGTTAGTTACAGGATATGCTAAATCTACAGCTAATTTTGCAGTTAAAACATCAACAAACATTGGGTCAAATAAATTAGTATCTGTTATTCTTGCAATATATAAAATATTAGCTGTACCTTCATCTGTTAATAATACTCTACCGTGAGTAGCTACATTCTCAACTTTAAAAATGTAATCTTTGTATTCCATTTCTAAAACTCTTAAACAATAAGGATTAGTTGGTAATGCGTATTGATAATTAAATCCGTATGCAGGTGCATCAGATAATTTTGCTAAACTTGCTCTTGTAATTGCAAAGTTCCAAGGATGTGATCTTAAACAAGCATCTCTTGCATCTTGATAAAATGAATTACATAATCTGGCTCTTTCTGTATCATCTGTCAAAGAAGTGATTGGATCATCACCTAAACGTCTTAATGCATTTGAACAAATTGATACTTCTGTAGCCATAATAATCTCTTAATATATCAAAGGGGCGACTATAATTCAATATATATCGCCCCTTCTAATTGTTTGTTATGTATTACTCAACAGCGTACATTACAGCAACTTTAATAGTTCCTGTAGCCGCACCACCGCCTGTAGTAATTAAAACATCTGTTTCAGATGAATTTTCATATCCGAAACCGTCAATAGCGCCATCTTCTGACATTACTATTTTTCCAGCAGTTGCCGCCGCAGTTGCACCAATGTATCTTGTTGCACTACCGCTATCACCTACTGATAAAGTTACACCAGAACCTAAAGCGTCATGATGTACAACAATGTCATACACTACTGCGCCTTTTGGTAATCTTGCAACTGAAATGTCAGACGGATTAGCCAAAGAAGATGCTTCATATGTATCGTATATTACTCTTATTTTACCATGAGCATACTGTGATGATGTTTTAACAACAGGATCAGCAGTTATGTTAGTAAAATTTGAACCTTTTACACTAGCCATAATTTATCTCCTTTATTCCGCACAAGCTATTTCTACTACTTTCTCGTCTTCTACTCTTGTAGCGCCGATAGTCATAGATAAAAATACCTGTGTTGCATAGTTCTTGTCTGCTCTTTCAGAGATTTTTGTAGCAATATCTCTACCAAGCGCAAGACCCATAGCTGATTTAGTGAAAGCTAATACTTGTCTATCACCGTTTCCGTCAGTTCCAAGTCTTTCTGATCTGATAAACTTGAAGCCCATGAAACTATCAATAGCACCTTGTACTAGCGCCTTAACTGTTGCGTAGTCAGCAGAAGTGATTTTCTCTAACGCAAGAAGATCAGACATTTGTTTTGCTGTGCAAATCATATATCTTTCTTCATCTGGATCAACATCAGCCGCATCAAGAATTTCTTTAGCGCTGATTAATTTTTCCAATGATAAACCACTTGTTGCTACTGCTACTTTTTGAGCAGATGGTAATGCAATACTTGTACCACCACTAACTCCACCATAAGCAGTTCCAGTAGCCGCCGCAATAATTGCGTCATCCATTGCTCTACCCATAGCGTAAGCACCAGCTTTAGCGTATTCGGATTGAGGCGAAATAAGCATTCTTACTTTATCTTCTTGATCAATTAAGTCTGCCCAATCGTAATCATCCATAGTTACTTTTCTTCTAGAATGTGGCGTGTCCACTCTTGGAGTGTCAGCGTGTCTAGAAGTTCTTTTTTGTGCCGCAGTTGACCCAATTCTTTCAAAGAAATGTGATTTACCTGTTACACTTTCAGATCTTACCGCATCTCTTAATCTAGAACCTTTTTGTTGAGCCAAATGAAACACATTACTTTTGTATTGTTCTACAAAAGCAGTTGTTATTTGAGTTGACATATTAAGTCCTCCTATTAAGTTTAAGAATAGAGAGCATAATACAAATGCATTATACTATATTCCGTGTGTCGGCTTTTGTCCTTACGGGAAACCTTATCGTAAACGATACGATCAATCGGAAGTTTAAAGCCATCACGGCTACCTATTCGTTATCCTAAAAGGGCGAATTTAGTGTTGTAAATATATCACAAATGTTGCTTAATTACCATAGGCTTTTTCATGTAACTGTCGCATTCTTTCAACAGCCATTTGATCGCCTTTATGATAAGGATGATTTGCATCATTCATAACCTTTTGTATTTCTTCTTTTGCATCTAAAGGTGATACAGCTAATCTATTATTTTGTGTATTTTTAGCCATATCTTCTGTTACTTCAGCACCTAATCTAGCAAAGAATTTAATAACAGCAGGATTATTACCAGCATTAGTATTTTGAACAAGATCTCTTAATTCATCATCACCATAAACATTTAATGCTCTTTCTGCGGCTCTAATATTTTTATCATAATCATAGCCCCATTCTTGTTTTAATGTTTGTGTTGTTTGATCTCTTTCTGCCGCCATACTTGCAGGTTCATTTTCCACTTCATATTTAATACTATTTACTTGATAGTCTAATAACGCATTTACTTGTTTGTTATTTAAACCTATTTTATGCGCTACGTTTTTAAACTCATCAACATTTTCTTTTTTAAAATATTGTTGATAATCTTGTGGAATATTAACTTCATATTTATTAGGATCTTCTGGTCTTCCTAATTTAGTATAAAGTTCGTTATATTCTTCATCTGTTTTAGGTAACGGTATTCTGCCTCCTAAAACTTTTTGTTGATGCACTACAGTTTTAGCTAAACTTTCTATGTCTTTAAAGTTTTGTAAAGTAGCGTCATTTTTTAACTCGTCTGAAAGTGATGCTTTCCAATCTTGATTGTCACTTCCCGATCCAAGTACCGTACTAACTTGTTCTTCTTGTACTGGATTGTCGTTTGTGGTCATTTGTTCATCAGACATCTTTATCCTCCTTGATTAAATTGATTATTCTGATTATTACATTTCGTTGTCCTTCACGAAATGCTGTTTCATATGGATCACC